GGCATCTTGGGCTAAAAAACATATATTAGGTTTCTCAGACGAAGAAATTAGGCTTGATTTACAACAACAAAGAATTGAAAGGGCAGTTTCTGCGGAACTTGGTAAAACTGCTGAGGTTATTACTAAAACAGGTGTCTTCGACAATATTGATAATCTTTATGGTAAAAAAGAGGGGGATAAAGGTGCTGATGCCGGAGGAGCTGGTGATTCGGATTCTGGAGGTTCTACACCACCACCGGCAGGAGGGGAAGATACCCCACCACCGGCAGGAGGAGCTGAACCACCAACAACGGAAAGATTGGTTAGAAGTGATTTAGATTTGTTAATAGAAGAAAACTTATTTAGCGGTAAAAACTATATGGATTTATCAAAAGGAAGAAATTCTTTAATTGAAATGGACGATAGATTGAGAAATTTAATAGACAAGTAATATTTATAATAAAAAATGATTATGAATACATTTGGTAATATTAAAACAAATATAGAAAGGGTGGCTTCTGAATTGGCTAAAAAACCAGAATTTAAAAGATTTATTTTTGAATTTAATGGTTTGGTTCTAAAAAATAAAGATATAAGTGAGTTATATAGTATATATGACGATTTATCGTCTAATAAAGGAATTGCTCCTGATATTGTTAATGATTATGTTAATGAATCTATAGAATACTCTCAGATTCTTTTAGAAAGTCAGAGAAAAAATATTGTTCATTTAAATAATTGGATTTCTTCTTGGACTAAATCAAATAAAAATGATTATTCCGATATAGATAATGCGGTTTATAATAACAGTATAAGAAATTTAGAATCAGTTTTAGAATCTAAAAATAACATAAAGAAAACTTTAATAAGTGAAGAAAAAATTACTGTTAAAGAAAATATAAATCTACCTATAAGTTCGATGGTTAGTATTGCTAACAAGACTTTATCAAAACAAATTTCAAATTTATCAGAAGGAGATAAAAAAGAATTAGAATCAATATTAACAATGGATTACGATACTATGAAAAAAGATTTTAATTCATTAAAAGAAGATGTTGTAAAAAAATTAAAAATCACTTTAAATGAATCTTCAGAATCAAGTGTTGGAGATTCAATTAGCAAGACAATAGAAAAAATAATGGATGCAAAATGCAACTATTATGACTATTATAAACTTAAAAAATTAAATTTGGGACTATGAAAAAATTTTTTAATGGTTTAGGTGGGTTGTTCAAGGATAGTAGTGGAAATGCGTCTTCAAAAAGATTCATAGGAATACTTTGTGGTGTTTCTCTTTGTATTACTTTGTATGTGAACAGTTATTCTCACGGTGATATCAAACCTTCAGACACACTTGTTAATGCGGTTGCAATGTTAGCTTTTGGGTGTTTAGGGTTAACCTCCACAGAAAAGATTTTTGGAAAAAAATCAGAAGAAAAAAAAGAAGACAATAATCAAGAAAACATTTGATTTTTTTGTTTGTGTTTTGCTTTTTGAATTTGAGCCCTTCGTATAACGGAGGGTTTTTTGTATTCCTTCCTTTCTTGTAATTGTTGTATTTGTTTTGTTTTATAAATTTTAAATTTATAATTCTTTAATGCTTGCTCAATAGACTTTTCATTTTTAACCGGTACTATAATCATATTTTTTTCCTTTTATGATATAAATATACGTAATTTTTTCAAATTTTGACAACACAAAAAAGTTTTATTATATTTTTTAAAACAATAAACGTGCAACACATGAAAAATGAAAAAAGGAAAAACATCAAAATTAAACATATTTGATGAAGCAAAATGTCACTATGGGACGGTAGACTCTAAAAATTTTAAATCAATTTATATAGTATTACAAACGTGGATCGAACCAATAGTTGATCACAGTAATTGGAATAAAATCACGGGGGAGTTAAAAAGACAAATTTTACACACATTATTAGAAGTGGCTGATACCACAACATTTGAAAGGAAATATATTGTTGATTTAGATTTAAGGACAAGTGGAATACAAAAAAATAAAAAAAGTTTTTTAAATCTTGAAATAACTTTATTTGTTAATAATCAAAATCTTAATTTTAAATCTTTAATTTTAAGAGGAAAAATAAAAAAAATCTTAGAGTCAGTGTATATTGATGACTTAAAAAATTCAAAGTATTTTATATTAAGTAAAACGAAATTGAAAGAAACGGTAAGTATATAATATTTATCATTAAAAACAATTATGAAAATATTAGGACCTAAAGATACAGGAAAGGGTATTTTAGTTGAGTGGGATGCTGGAGTTATAAACCCTAATGATGCCAGAAATAATCAAGTTATTAAAGAATCTTACGGACAGTTAGATTATTCTAAACCATTTGTATTTTATGCAACATTACAAAAATACGGAGTACCAAATAGAAACGGAAGAATTTATCCTGAAAAAATATTAAAAAGAGAAGCTGAAAAATATAAGGATATGATTAATAGAGGTATGTCAATATCCGAATTAAATCACCCTGAATCATCACTTATTGATTTAGATAGAGTTGCCCATTTAATTACAGACATTTGGTGGGAAGATAACGTACTAATGGGTAAAATAAAATTATTAACTACTCCGGGGTTTCATGAAAGAGGTATTGTATCATCTAAAGGAGATGTTGCGGCAAACATGATGAGACAAGGTGTTACTATGGGAGTATCTTCTCGTGGTGTTGGTTCACTTGTTAAAAAAGGAGAACAAAATGAAGTACAAGATGATTTTGAATTAATATGTTTTGATTTAGTGTCGTCACCATCGACACCTGGAGCATATCTTTATTTAAATCAAGATGACAGACCTAAGTATGAAGAAAAACTTGAAGAACATCGAGTTGAAGTTTCTAACTCCGGTTTAGACAAATCTATTGACTTAATGAAAAGATTATCCGATTATTTGGGTAAATAAAAAATTTAAGACATGGATGAAAAATATTTTGTAGCTAGAGTAACTACCGACATGGTAGATGAAAACACAGGAAAAGTAAAAAAAATTAAAGAAGAAAAATTAGTTAAGGGTTATTCACCGACGGACGTTGAGGCAAAAGTAACTAAAGCGTATGAAACTTATACTATGGATTGGAGAATCACAGCGATAGTAGAAAGTAAAATTGATGAGGTTATAGAATAATTTTAATTAAAATTTTAGTTTTAAAAGGGATGGTAATTTTTTACTGTCCCTTTTTTTTACGCTTAAACATACGTAATAATGATATTTTTTTAACTTTTTTAAAACTATGATATATTTATTGAATAAATAAACGCACGGCGAATTGCATATTAATTATGAGTATGGAAAAAAATAACTCAATAGTGGAGGAAGCCCTTCTACAAATGAAGGCGGTTGAGGACGCTATTAATGAAAACGCAAAAGGAATACTTGCTTCTACAATGAAGGAAGAAATCAGTGAATTAGTAAGGGAATCTTTAGGAGGTTCAAAAAAATCAAAAAAGTCTTTGTTCGAACAAGAAGAAGATGACGACGACGACATCGATGACGATGACACAGTAGAAGACGACGACGTAGAAGACTTTGATGAAACTGAGTTCGATGCTGAAGTAGGAGTAATGCCTACAGACGTAGCGGATGATAATCAAGACGCCATGGCTCCTTTGGATATGACTCAGGCACCTATCTCCGATGTAATTAAAGTATTTAAGGCGATGGGCGACGAGGATGGAATTATTGTTAAAAAAGATGAAGGTGGAAATATCCACTTGACAGACACTAGCAAAGATTCTGAATACCTTATTCGAATGGATGAAATGGAAAACAACGTTACACCAATGAGAACACAAACAAACGAAAGTGTTTTATATGAGTTACGTTTTGACGATAGTGAAAACCCTATGGGTGATAGTTTTGGATTCACATCTCATAAAGATGATGATTTTGAAGAATTGTCTTATGAGTTTGATGAAGCTGTTGAAGATCCTACAGATACTTCAGGAGAATCAGGACAACCATTTACTGCAGAAGGAGAATGGTTTGAAATGGATGATCCAACAGACACATCATCAGAAACAGGGGCGGCATTCACTGCAGAAGGAAGACGTAACGAAGTTGTTTATGAACTTGAGATTGGCGAAAACTTTAAACCAAAAGGTAGAGTTGGAAAAATGAAATTCAAATATCCTTCAAAACTTAGAAAAGGAGTTACCGAAATGGGTGATTACGAAGAAGAAAATGAATGGATGGAAATGGATGACATGGATGATGAAGGCAAAGCTGGAGAGACTAAAGAAGCAGCAAGAACACTTGGTAACGGAAGAAAATGGGGTAGAAAAGGTTTACCAAAACCAAGAACCGCACCAAGACATTTAGAAGTTGAGTCTGTAACTAAAGAAGTTAATTTGTTAAGAGAGAAAAATGAGGAGTACAAAAAAGCTCTTGATTTCTTCAGAAATAAGTTAAATGAAGTTGCGGTTTTCAATTCTAACTTGGCTTACTCAACAAGATTGTTCACAGAACATACAACGACAAAACAAGAAAAGATAAATATTTTAAGAAGATTTGATAACGTTAACTCAATCAAAGAATCAAAAACTCTTTATCAAACAATTAAATCAGAATTAGGAACTGAATCAACAAATCCTGGAGTATTTACTGAATCTATCGAAAGAAAGGTTATCAAAACTCCACAAAATGGTTCAGCAGGTAATTTGATTGAAACTAAAACTTATGAGAATCCACAATTTTTAAGAATGAAGGATTTGATGAATAAAATAAAATAAACAAAAAAATAAACTCAATTTAAAAATAAAAAAATGGGAGCATTATTAGAATCAGGTCTTGTAGGTAACATCGGGTTGAAACACCTTAAAGTTATCAAAGAAGATACAATTAACAAATGGGATCGATTAGGATTCCTAGACGGTCTAAGAGGACACGTTAAAGAGAACATGGCACAATTATATGAAAACCAAGCATCTCACTTAATCAATGAAGCAGCATCTACTGATAGTTCAGGTTCTTTTGAAACTGTAGTATTTCCTATCGTAAGAAGAGTATTCTCTAAATTATTGGCTAATGACTTAGTTTCTGTACAAGCAATGAACTTACCTATCGGTAAATTGTTCTACTTTGTACCAAGAATTCAAGGTTATGAAACAAGTACTGAACAAACCGCAGCTAATAATTATGATGGTTACGGAACTCATTATTCACCTGTTGGTGCACCTGGTAACACTACAGGGATTGGTGCAGGATATCCAGGTGGATCAGGTTCTTCATTCAAGAAAAATCTTTATGATTTATTCTACGAAGGAGCTGAAGGACAATTAGATCCTCCAGGA